CTACAAATCAACCATTTGTTATCTTTGATGCTCCATTGAGTTATTCAAATATTCCTCTACAATATTCTTCCAGTTCTGTTGGAGTTGGAACTAGTGCTGTTGCTGACATTGTTGTTGGTCAAGGATCAAGTGTTATTGATTTTACAATTAAAAATACTGGATATGGATTTGGAAATGGTGAAATATTAACTGTTCCAATTGGTGGATCTACAGGAATACCAACAACTTCATCCTTCTCCGAGTTTAAAATTACCATAGATGAAGTTTTTAATGACAAATTTGCTGGTTGGTCTATTGGACAATTGCAAGTTTTAGACGATATTAATGATTTTATTGATGGATCTAGAAAAAATTTCCCACTGTCTCTAGCAGGAAACTCAATTTCAATTGTTTCTGGAAAAGGATCCAAGATTGATGTCCAAGATGTTCTTCTTATCTTTGTTAATAATGTACTTCAAGTTCCTGGTGAGGGATATACTTTTAATGGAGGAAGTATTGTAACATTTACTGAAGGATTGAAGGTTGGTGATTCTGCTAGTATTATGTTCTATAAGGGAACAGGAGATACTGATGTAATCTTTAGAAATATAATTGAAACTGTTAAAAAGGGTGATACCCTTCAAATTAAACATGATGCATCTATTGGACAAGCATCATCTTTGGATGAAGATGAAAGAGTTGTGGATCTAATCAAATCTACAAATATAGTTCAAACCAATTCATATTCTGGACCTGGAAATACTAAAGATGTTACTTTAGAAAGACCAGTTGTTTGGTGCAAACAGACTGAAGATATATTTATCGATCAGATTGCTATTGGTAAAAATAGAGAACTTTATGAACCAGTTATTAATCCTAGTGCATATATTACAAAATCTGTTGGAGTTGGATCTACAGCAATATATGTTGATAATTTGAGACCAACATTTGATTCTCAAAATGAGAATGATACTGATTTAACATTCCAAAAGAAAATTAAATTTATTGCACAAGATTCCAAAGTAAGTGCAGCTGCAACTGCTATTGTTACTGGATTGGGAACGATATCCTCAATATCTATTTCTAATGGAGGATCAGGATATAGTTCTGCTCCAGTAGTGACTATTGGAAGTACAGTTCAATCAGTTGGACTTGGAACGACAGCGACAGCAACATCATCTATTACTGCAGGAGTTGTTACAAGTATAACGATAACCAATGCTGGAACTGGATATACTAATACTAGTGTTCCCGTTGTTTTAATTGCACCACCATCATATAATACTGAAGAGGTATCTGTAAATACTTATTCTGGAGATAATGGTGTAATTGTTGGATTTGGAACTACTACTGTTGGAATTGGAACACAACTTATCTTTGATATTCACATTCCATACGATTCTTTCCTTAGAGATTCTAATATTGCAGGAACAGCATTAACCATTAGTTCTATTAGTAAAAATGATTACTTTGTTGTTAAGAATTCTAATGTTGGATCTAGTTCAACTTCTATATTATCTTTGGATGCCTCAGATAGTACAGTAGGACTAGGAACTGTTTTTGCAGATAATGTTTATGAAGTTAACAGTGCAGTTTCAATTTCCACAAGCATATCTGGAATTTCAACTTATGTGCGTAGAGTATTTGCCAAGGTAAATCAATTCAACTATGGATCCTCTGGAATTACAACCTCAGACTTCTTTGGATCATTTAGTTGGGGAAGAATTGACTTAGCAGCAAGAAGTAAAGAAAATTCTTATTCTTCTTATGCAGAAGGATCTGGAATTTCAACTGCGACTATGGTCGTTAGATCAAACTTCCTAAAATTTAAAAATTATGATCTTTAATCTCTAATAAATAAAGAAAAAAAGTCCGTCAAATGGCTGCTATTATAACTGATCAGATTAGAATATTAAACGCAAAGAATTTTATTGCTGGTGTTTCCAATGCCAGCAATTCATATTATTCTTTTATTGGATTGACTAATCCTGCAGATTATCAGGTTGATTGGGATATTGATCCACCATCACCTAAAGACAATTTTGATCAGGAAAATGATTACTGGGACACCATGGTGGCCTTGAAAAAAATCAATACTGCTGATGTAAGGCAAGTTGTACCCAAACTTGTTTGGTCCTCAGGAACAAGTTATGACATGTATCGTCATGATTATAGTAGATCAAATACTGCTGTAGTTTCTGGTTCAACATCACTATATCTGGCAAATTATTTTGTTATGAATAGTGATTTTAGAGTTTATATTTGTCTTCAAAATGGACTTGATGTAGATAATCCTTCCGGAAGACCATCTCTTGATGAACCAACATTTACAGATTTAGAACCAAGATCTGCAGGAACCAGCGGTGATGGTTATATTTGGAAATACCTTTTCAGTATTAAACCAAGCGATGTTGCTAAATTTGAATCCACAGATTATCTACCTGTTCCATCAGATTGGGCAACTTCCACCGATAATGCTGCAGTCAGAGATAATGCAATCAATGGGTCAATTAAAATTGTAACTGTCACCAATAAAGGTGTTGGACTTGGAACTGCAAACTCTACATATACATCCGTCCCTATTAAAGGTGATGGATCAGGGGCAGAATGCACTATTATTATTGATGGAAACCAGCAAGTAAGTGGAGTTACTGTTTCAAATCAAGGATCTGATTATACATATGGAAATGTAGATTTACAAGCAGGTGGAGTTCCAACAGGAACAACAAGACCAACTTTTAATGTTATAATGTCACCTCAAGGTGGACATGGTGCAGATGTATATAGAGAATTGGGAGCATATAATGTTCTCATGTATTCTAGAATTGAAAATGATAACAACAATCCAGATTTTATAACTGGAAATCAAATTGCCAGAGTTGGTGTTGTAGAAAATCCTGAACAATTTGGATCTTCAAGTGTCCTCTCTGTAGATAAAGCTAGTGCTCTTGGAGCATTAAAATTAGTTGGATCTGGATATAGTACTGCAACATTTACTGCAGATTCGTATTTTACTCAAACAATATCCACAGGATCAACAGCTGTTGGTAGGGTTGTAAGTTATGATCAAAACACTGGAGTTCTTAAGTACTGGCAGGACAGATCTCTTGCCGGATTTAATACTGTAGGAACTGCTCAGACTCAACCTCAATACGGATTTAATCTAGATGATTTTACATCATCTCCAGGAACAGGTGGAGCATTAACAATTACACCATCTACAGGAGTAAATTTGACTATTGATGAAAACTTCTCAGGTATATCTACGGTAATAAATAATCGTACATACTATCTTGGTCAAACTTTTGCGAGTGGTGTTGCCAACCCAGAGGTTAAAAAACATTCTGGTAATATAATTTACGTTGACAACAGACCATCTATTACAAGATCGTCAAACCAAAAGGAAGACATAAAAGTTATTTTGCAGTTCTAAAGAATTATGCCACAACAAACGAACCTCAATGTAGCTCCCTACTTTGACGATTTTGACTCCACGAACGATTATCATAAGGTATTATTTAAACCAGGATATCCCGTACAAGCTAGAGAATTAACTAGTCTTCAGTCTATGCTGCAAGACCAGATTGAAAAATTTGGTCAGCATTTTTTCAAAGAAGGTGCTAAAGTAATTCCAGGAAATACTGGATATAGCCAAATATATTATTGTGTTCAATTAGAGAATGCATTTCAAGGGGTTCCTGTATCTGCATATGCTGATCAGTTAATTGGAACAAAAATAACTGGGCAAAGGTCTGGAGTAACTGCTTTTGTCGATTCTATTCTACAACCAGAAGATTCTGAGAATGGAAATCTCACACTTTATATAAACTACCTATCTTCTAGCACATCAAACAATTCATCTCAAACATTTTTAGATGGAGAACAAATTTCTTGCAATGAAATTATTTCCTCAGGTTTGCTTGGAAACACTACTATTGCTGCAGGATCTCCAGTAGCATCAACAATTGAATCTGATGCATCTGCTATTGGTTCTTCTTTCCAAATCGATAATGGAGTTTATTTTATAAGAGGAAATTTTGTAACTGTAGATAGAGAAACTTTAATTTTAGATCAATATTCAAATAATCCTAGTTATAGGATTGGATTATTTGTAAATGAAGAAATTGTAAATGCAGATTTAGATGAAACTCTTAATGATAATTCTCAAGGGTTTAATAATTATGCAGCTCCAGGTGCAGATAGACTTAGAATTAGTGTAAGTTTATTTAAAAAAGCACTTGATGATTTTGATGATAATAATTTTATATTATTGGCAACAGTAATCAATGGTGTTCTTCAAACTGAAGTTAGAAAAACTATTTTTGGAGGCAGTATCGGATTTAATGATTTAACTGATACTCTTGCTAGAAGAACTTTTGATGAATCTGGACATTATTATGTAAAACCATTTGATGTCACTGTTTTAAATTCTTTAAATGATAGAGTTGGTAATGGTGGTATTTTTAATACAGGGCAGTTTACTCCAGGTGGAGTAACTCCTAGCAATGGTCTCAGTCTATATAAAATCTCTCCAGGAAAAGCATATGTTAAGGGTTATGAGATTGAAACATTAAATGCAATTTACTTGGATGTTAATAAACCAAGAACGACAAGAACTATTGAAGATCAGAATATAATTTACAACACAGGTCCAACACTTAGGTTGAATAGAGTTTATAGAACACCTACAGTTGGTCTTGGTAATACTTATTTTGTAAGTTTGAGAGATCAAAGAGTTGGAAGTAGTTCAGAAACTCTTCCAGGAAATGAAGTTGGAGTTGCAAGAGTATATGACTTCAAATTAGAGTCTGGATCATATAGTACATCTAATGCAAACGAGAATGAGTGGAACCTTGCTCTTTATGATGTTCAAACAATTACGGATATTGCATTAAATCAGGCACATACTTTATCTATCCCCACATTTGTCAAAGGTGATAACAGTGGAGCTACTGGTTTCTTAAGACATGCAGTTTCTGCTGGAACGGCAATTACGGTCTATGAGACCAGTGGAACATTTGTACCGAATGAAAAACTTACCTTCAATGGAATTCAAAATGGAAGAATTGCTATTGCTATTACTGAGCATGGCCTTTCTGATATCAAGTCAATATATGGAACAAATAATGGTGTAGTTGGAGTTAATACTTTCAGTGCTGATGTAATCCAATCCAATAAATTCATAGTTGGTATTGCTACAGTAAGTCCACTTTCAAGTGGTGTAAGTACAATAAGAAGTACAAATCCATCATTCCCAGGAAATATTGTAAAGGAAAATGATCTTATTCAATACAGTGATACCACACCAGGACTAGACGGAGATCCTATTATTGGTAGAGTTACTAGTGTAGGAACAACTCATGTTTCTATAGAAGGAGTTACCGCAGTAACTGGAATTTCAAGTGGATTCCTTCCAGCATCAACTTTAAGTGTAACTGATCTTAAAGTTCTTACAACAAACTTAGCACCTTCATCTGGAAATTCCCTGTTTACTCCTCTACCAAAGATTAATGTTTCTAATGTAGATCTTACAGAAGCATCTCTGGTAATTAGAAAAACATTTACTGTAAATATTGCAAGTAATGAATTATCTACACAGGTTGTAGCACCTGCCAATGAGACTTTCCTTCCCTTTGATGAAGAGAGATATCTTTTAGTTAGATCTGATGGGTCTACAGAGTCATTAAGTGGAGATAAATTTGATATTTCTACGACTGGAAATACTTTACTAATTCGTAATTTGGGTGCAAATGACACTGGTGCCACTTTGATTGCAACACTTAGAAAAGTAAAACCAAAGGCAAAGGAAAAAATTAAAAACAGAATAAATTCTGTTACTGTAAACCTATCAAAACTTGCAGGATCTGGAATTGGTGCTACTACTTTGAATAATGGTCTGACATTTGGAAATTATCCTTTCGGAACCAGAGTTGAAGATGAAGTTATTTCGTTGAATGTTCCAGATATTATTGAAATTCATGGTATTTTTGAATCTTCTGATACAAATTCACCATCTTGTCCTCAAGTTTCCCTTCAATCATTAAATACTCAGTCAACTACAACTGCAGAATTGTTGATTGGTGAACAACTAATTGGACAAACAAGTGGTTCTGTTGCTATAGTTGCAGAAAAATTAAATGATTCTTCGATTTCCTTCCTCTATAAAAATGAAATTGCATTTATTGAAGGAGAAACTTTAGAGTTCCAAGAATCAAATGCATCTGCATTAGTATCGACTCTTTCAACTCCTAGTTTTAATATATCATCAAATTATACATTTAAAACTGGTCAAGAAGATACTTTCTATTCTCACGGTAGAGTAAAAAGAAAAAATGATTCTTCTGCGCCATCTAAGCAAATAAAAGTTTATTTCTCAAGTGCTTCATATTCTAGCACTGACGATGGAGATATAACAACTGTCAATTCATATGGACAGTTTGATTATGGTGATGAAATTAAATCCGTAGATATCTATAGAAACTCTGATATTATTGATATCAGACCAAGAGTTTCTAATTATACTGCGACTGAAGGATCTAGATCACCTTTAGAATTCTTAGGTAGATCATTTAATGGATCTGGACAATCTGCAGCAAATGTATTAGCTTCTGATGAAGCAATTTTGACGGATGTTTCATACTATCAAGGAAGAGTTGATAGGGTATTTTTATCAAAAGATGGAAAATTCCAAGTTGTATATGGAACACCATCGGATAATCCACAAAGACCAGATCCCGTTAATGATGCAATTGAAATTTGCAGAATTGATCTTCCCGCATATCTATATCGTCCGGAAGATGCAAAATTATCTTTTATGCAACATAAGAGATTTAGAATGGAAGATATCAAGGAACTTGAAAATAGAATCAAGAGTCTTGAATATTACACAACTCTTTCACTCTTAGAAAAAGAAACTGCTAATCTTTTCATCTCTGATAGTGAAGGACTGAATAGATTTAAATCTGGATTCTTTGTCGATAATTTTAATGATTTCTTAGCACAAGATAGTTCATTCAAACTTAATAATGCAATTGATAGAAAGTATAATGAATTGAGACCAAGACATTATACCAATTCTGTTGATATGATTTTTGGTCCAGTTGTCGATATAGATCCAACTGCAGACTTAAACTTCAATATAGTTGAAGGAAATAATGTTAGAAAGCAAAATGACGTTTTAACACTTGATTATGCCGAAGTTGAATATATTAAACAAAATTTTGCTACTAGAACTGAGAGTGTTACTCCTTTCTTAATTAGTTTCTGGAATGGAACTCTTGAACTTACACCTGCGTCTGATAATTGGGTAGATACTGCAAGACTTGAAGCAAAAATTATTGAAGCAGAAGGTAATTATGTAGAAACATTTAATGATGCTGTCGAAGCTGGAACTATTGATCCACAAACTGGATTTGGGCCCATGATATGGGATTCTTGGGAAACCAACTGGACTGGTGTTGATGTAGTTGAATCAACTAGACGAAGAGTAATTCAAAATGGTCCTGATACGATTCATCAGCAAGGACATGGTGGTAGAGCAAGACAACATTCCCGACGCCGCCACGTTACTGATCAAGTTATTGAAGAGAGACTACAAACAACAAGGGAGTTTGGAACTACTTCTAGAAGCGGTGTAAGAACAATTGTTACTGAACAGTTTGATCGTGAATCTGTTGGCGACAGAGTTGTAAGTAGAGATCTTATTCCATTCATGAGATCTAGAAACGTAGAATTTGTTTCTAAGAAAGTCAAACCACTTACAAGACTTTATGCATTCTTTGATGGTGTTGATATCTCCAAGTATTGTGTTCCTAAGTTGATGGAAATCACAATGGAATCTGGTGTATTTGCAGTTGGAGAAACTATCGTTGGAACCACTCCTGTTGTTGGTGATATTGGCGCAAGTGCTCTTCCATCATCACCTTTTATCAGATTTAGAGTATCACAATCAAATCATAGAGAAGGTCCTTACGATTCACCAACCAAAACTTTCCGCCAAAATCCATATAACTTGCAAGATTTGTCGAGTGCATACTCTTCAACATCAACAATATTAAATGTTGATACATTCTCTCTTTCTAATGAGGCTCAAGGTCAATATTATGGATGGGCACAAGAAGGAATGACTCTTCGTGGTCAAACAAGTGGTGCTATTGCAAAAGTAGCAAACATTAGACTTATTTCTGATATATCTGCTACCCTAATTGGTAGTTATTATATTCCAGATCCAAATAACTTAAGTTTCCCAAGATTTGAGACTGGAACTAAAACCTTTACTTTAACTGATGATATTGATAATAACCAAGATGCAGCAGTTACTATTGCAGAGGAAGGATTTGCATCTTCTGGAACATTGGAAACAGTTCAAGAAAATATTATTTCTGTAAGAAATGCAAGAGTTGAACTTAAAAATGAATTCCAAAGTAGAAATGTTAACAGAGATCTTGGAACAGAGGTTGTTGAGAGTACAGTAGTTTCTTCACAAACAAGAACTCAAACTATTATTACTTGGTATGATCCGCTTGCACAATCATTCTTAGTTGAGGACAATACAGGGTGTTTCCTTACTAGTTGTGATGTGTTCTTTAGAACGAAAGATGACATGGATATTCCTGTTGTCTTCCAATTAAGAACAATGCTAAATGGATCTCCTTCACCTAAAGTTCTTCCATTTTCTGAGATTGTTCTTGATCCAGATGATATTCAAACTTCTGCTGATGGATCTATTGCAACAAATGTTCAGTTCAAAGCACCCGTCTATTGTGAAGGTGGAACTGAGTATGCAATTTGTTTAGCATCCAACTCAACCAAGTATAGTGTTTACATATCAAGAATTGGTGAAGTCGATCTTTTAACTGATACGTTCATTTCAAACCAACCATATCTTGGATCACTCTTTAAATCGCAGAATGCTTCTACATGGGAACCAAGTCAATGGGAAGATTTAAAGTTTACTCTCTATAGAGCAGATTTCCTTGAAAATGGATCTGTGGAATTCTACAGTCCAGAACTTACAAGAGGGAATAATCAAATTCCAAAACTTCTTCCAGATTCAATTATAATGAACTCTAGACAAATTAGAGTTGGTCTTGGAACTACAGTAGCAGATTCTTATGAAATTGGAAATACTTTCTCACAACAAGGAACAAATGCAACTGGAGATTTGGTAGGAGTAGCAGCATCTGCTGTAGGTAATCTTAGCATTAGTAATGCTGGTTTAGGATACACTCCTGCAGATGGAAGCCAAACTTTTACTGGAGTCAATCTTATCACTCTTACTGGTAATGGTAGAGGTGCAACAGCAAATATTAGTATTGTGAATGGAAGCATTGTTGCTAGTGGAGCAACAATTGCAAATAATGGTGGATCTGGATATCAGGTCGGTGATGTTGTTGGTATTGATACTATTGGAGCAGCATCGGTTGGTACAAATGCAAGACTAACAATTGCAGGAATTGGGATCACTAATGAACTTGTATTTAATAATGTTCAAGGTGAATTTGTTGTTGGCGCAGCAAAAACACTAATGTATGTTAACAGTTCAGGAATTACCACAGAACTCAATTCCTCTGGTAGTGCTGGACTCGGAACTGGTGGTGATGTTCAAATATCTACCATTAACATTAATAATGATGGAGCGCACTTTACAGTCAACCATCAGAATCATGGAATGTATTTTGCAGATAATATGGTCAAAATATCTGGAGTTCTTCCAGACGTTAGACCAACCAAACTAACTGCAGAATTTGCCTCAGGATCTACTGGTGGAATTGCAGTTGGTGGTGCAACAACATTCTCATCTTTTGAAGGTGTTGGTGTTGGAACAACTAATGTTGGACGTTTGTTAATTGGAGAAGAAATTATTCAATATACAAATGTTTCTGGAAATACAATTGGTGGAAACATTGTTAGAGGATCTGAACCAAGAACTTATCCAGTTGGAACGCCAGTATTTAAGTATGAAAATTCTGGAGTAAATCTGCAACGAATTAATGCAACTCACAATTTAAATAATGTAACTCAACTTGACCCATTTACATTTGATTCATATAAAGTTAAAATTGATATGAGTGCCACTACAGGAACTGATAGAAGCACCGACATTGGTCATCCAAAACTTTATATTGGAGAGACGAAATCCACTGGTGGACGAGATATAAGGGCTACTCAAAATATGCCATTTGAAATTATTACACCACAAGTCCAAAATCTTACTGTTCCCGGAACAAATATTACCGCTCAGGTAAGAACAACCACAAGTAAGAGTTTTAGTGGAAATGAAATTCCATATATTGATGCAGGATTTGAAGATATCACAATAAATCAAAAGAATTATTTTGATACTCCAAGAATGATTGCATCTAAAGTTAATGAAGACTCGAAGTTGACAAATATTGTTGGCGGCAAATCAATGCAAATGAGTCTTGCATTGAATACGACTGATAGTCGCATAAGTCCCGTTGTTGATGCTCAAAGAGTTAATGCTATCGTTACTTCAAATAGAGTTAATGATGTTATTACAAACTTTGCTACAGATTCTAGAGTAGATACTATTGAAGAAGATCCTACAGGATGTCAGTACGTTTCTAAGGAAATCGTTCTTGAAAATTCTGCTTCTTCAATTAAAATTATAGTTGCTGCTCATGTTGGAGAAGATGCAGATTTAAGAGCGTTCTTTGCAGTAAATGGTGAACCAGGACTTGATCCAATATTTACACCTTTCCCAGGATATTCAAACTTGAATTCTAGAGGACAAGTGATTGCTAAAGAAAATAATAATGGAGAATCTGATTCATTCATTATTAAATCAAATACAAAAGCATTTAATAGTGAAGATATTGATTACAGAGAGTATACATTTACAGTTGATCAACTTCCTGCATTCAAGACTTATAGGGTTAAACTTTCACTGATATCTAAGAGTCAGTGTTTTGTTCCTAGAGTTAAAGATCTTAGAGTAATTGCTTTAGCATAATATGGATTTTTACGATTTAGAAGGGCATAAGGATCTCGCAAGAGATCCTGAAAACAATGCAGTAGTTAATGTTAACACTTTAGAATATACACAGTATCTTTCTAGACGTGAAGTCAAATCTGAAAAGAATGATAAGATACAAAAGATTGAAGATGATTTTGCTAATATGAAGAGTGAACTAAATGAAATTAAATCTCTATTAAAGGAGTTAATACATGGATCCTGACACTATCGAACTAAGCAACCTATCAAAACAATTTGCATATGCTAAATTGGCATCAGAGATAGATAGTTGCGATAATCGTGATGAATTAAAGAATATTGCAAAGTCTTTTTGCAAATTATATTATAAGCAGCAAGAAACAATGAAACTAATAGGAATAGTAGATGGCAACTAAAAACATTACTTTTGATCCTGATTCAGGAGTTCCTTATGGATTAAATTTGACCATTTATGGTGGGTCGGATTTTTCAACAAACTTAAATGTTTTAGATACATCAAATACTGCTTTTAATTTAACTGGTTATACTGGATCAGCAGCAATATCAAAAAGTGTTGCCGTTGGTGCAACACTTGGAATAACTACTTCATTTACTGTAGGACTTACTAGTGCATTTGATGGCAAAATGTCAATATCATTAGGAAGAACTGATACTAGGAATCTAAACGAAGGTAGGTATATGTATGATGTCTTAGTTAGTTCTGGGTCAACTGTGTATAGTCTCGCCAATGGAAATGTTTATGTCTATAATCCCGTTTCATCAGCACCCTAAATACAGTTAGGAAACTTGTGAATATATGGCACAACCAGCAAGTAGATCAGATTTAATCAATTATTGCAAAAGGCAACTGGGAGCACCGGTTCTTGAAATTAATATTGCCGATGAGCAAGTAGATGATCTTGTGGATGATGCTCTACAATATTTTCATGAAAGGCATTTTGATGGAGTAGTACAGACATATTTAAAATATAAAATAACTCAAGACGATATTGATAGAGGTCAGGGGAGAGGAGGAAATAATCCGATAGGAATTGTTACTACTACTGGAACTTCTACAGTTGGAATTGCAGCTACTTTTTCTTACGAGGAAAATAGTAATTTTATTCAAGTTCCTCCTTCAGTAATAGGAATTAATAAAATTTTTAGATTTGATAATAGCACCATATCTGGAGGAATGTTTAGCTTAAAGTATCAATTATTTTTAAATGATTTATACTTTTTTAATTCCATGGAGATGTTATCGTATGCAATGACAAAAACATATCTTTCTGATATTGATTTTTTATTAAATACTGAAA